GTCAACGTGATACCAACACCAGCGGCTTTTATGTTTCCAACAAATACCATAACACTTTCATCATTCTGAAAACGGTCAACGGACAATTGTCTTTCTTTTTGGGACATTTGTCCATCAAGTCTAACAGCACTTTTTCCAAAATGTTCTAATATCATCTCCAATGTTTTGGTAAAGTTAGTAAAAACAATCACTTTCTTACCTTGTTCTACGATGTTCTCACAAATTTCAATTGTTGATGGAACTTTTTCTTCGGCAATCACCTGTCTTACTTTTGTAAGTTTGGTAAACTGAAGTGTTAATGAATCAGAATCACCATTTTTATCATACCAATCATAATACTCACCCATTAAGGCTTCATATTCTTTTGATTTTAATCTTAGGTAAACAGGTGTGATAATTTTATCGGGTAAATCTAAAACATTTTCCTTTAATCTTCTTAATACCAAAGGTGCGGTTCGGTCTCTTAACTCTTCCAAGTTGGATGCTCCACTGACATTCCAAATTTTTCTTCTTCCTGCTTGGAATTGGAAACCATTACAATACCTTTTAACATAAGCCATCCAATTTTTAGCCACAGGACATTCAATTAAGTTTAATAAATTGAAGTAATTGATTGGTCTTGAGGTAATTGGTGTACCCGTTAACAACCAAAGTCTGTCAACATTGGACACAAAGTCATTAATTAACTTGGTTCTTTGGGCTTGTTTGTTTTGAATGTAATGGGCTTCATCAATAATAACCAAATCAAACTTTGTTTTTAATAAGATAGAATCAGATTTCTTTTTTTCATCGTGGAAATTTTTAATGATGTCATAGTTGATTATAATAAAAGTACCATCTTCCCATTTTTTACCTTCAATGATTGATGTTGGTTGGTCTGAATAATTTTCAATCTCACGTTGCCAGTTAATCTTCAAAGATGCTGGACAAATAATTAAAATCTTCTTTGCTCCTGTTTCCAAAGCGGCAATAATCGTTGATGTTGTTTTACCTAAACCCATATCATCAGCAAGAATAAACTTTTTATTTTCAACCAAAGATTTAATGGCTTCTTTTTGGTGTTCAAGTGGTGGACGATGAGAATATTTTTCATAATCAATTATCACGTCTTTAACTTTGTTGTCTTTTATCAACGCAACCTTTGGAATCCAAAAGTCATAGACTTGTTCTGATTCAAAATATTTTCCCCAAATATGATATGCAGTATCTTTTTCAACCAAAAGTTTTTCAACATATACTTTTGTGGGTACAGATGAAAGTAATTTATCATTAGCAATTTTTTGAGCAAAATAAGAATCAAGTTCCACCCATTTCTTTGCAACCTTTGGTGCGGTTTCGTGATAATTTATAATGTACTCGGCTTGAGCACGAGTCGGATAAAACTTTTTGTTATCAATCTGTTTTTGTCTTAAACGTATGATATAATTATTGGCACCCTGATACGTCTCTAATAAATCAAGAGCTTTTCTTTCTAACACAGAGACATTATATGTGTTTTCAGTATTTTCCAATCTAATAAAAGATAATCAATTTATGTATATTTATCAAGTATGGCACAACAACTCGTTCCAATTACAAGATTAGGTAAATTTTTTGGTGGGGAAGATTTCTCATTAGATGTTTCTATGGGTCGTGAATGGCTTGGTGGGGATATGAATTTTACCATTGTACTTTACAAGGTTGATAGGACAAAAACAGTTAATGATGATGTTTATGGTGAGGTACAACAAGATGGGATACAATTTTTAGCTCCCGTTTCAATTAATGCTTATGTTAAAATTGAAGAAGCATCCGAACAATTTTTGGGAAATAGTAAAATTATTCAAAACGAACCTGGGTTATTAAGATTTGCCGTTTATAAACAAGAACTTGCTGATTTACAAGTTAATATTGAATTGGGTGATTATATAGGATATTGGATAACAGAATCTGAAGTTAGATATTATTCAGTTATTGATGCGGGTATTCCTGATTATGACAATAAACACACTTATGGTGGGTATAAAGGATTTTATTATTCATATACTGCAACACCTGTAAGTGAAAACGAATTTAGGGGTATATAATGAAAGTTGTTATTACGAAATCACAGTTTGATAATTTATTCTTGGGTAAGAAAGTAATGGTCTATTACAACTTACACAAAAATACTTTTTCCGTTACATACGACAGTAAGGTTATTATGCATGCCGACTATGTTAAGTTAGGTGATGTTGAATTTAGAGTTAGAAAAGGTGGTAAAGAACGAGTTCGTTCCGAAAAATCAAAAAATGTTCACGCATTTGTGATTGGAAGATTATTGGATTATTGTGAATATCCCTGTGATAACATTCCAAATCCACCATCTGATATGATTGTGACATACAATCCTTATAAACACGATTCATTTGTTTACAAACAAAGTCAAGAACCCGTTTATAGAGCCGAAGAAGTTGATATGATTAATTCACAAAATAAACTATTTGTAGTTAAAAAATAATATGCCGGTACCAAGAAAACGAAAGGAAATTATTCCAACTATTAATCTTAAGCCTGAAAAAATTCTTTTGGCTCGTAGAGAACAATTGCTTGAAGATATTAAGTATGATGGAACTTTCCTACCAAAGTCTTTAATGCACCCCGAGTTAGATAGGGGATTTTTAGATTTTGTAAAAGAAGATTTACAAACCACTGTTGCTGGTAGTATAATACCAATGATTGATTTAATTATTACCACTCAAAACTGGGCTCAATTCACAGAAACTTGGGACATTCAAGATTTGAATGGTAACCCAACATTACCTTTTATTACTGTTGTTCGTCAACCTGAAGTTAAATACGGAAGCAATCCTGCAATCATATATAACATTCCAAATAGAAAAGAATATTTTTACGCAGCCGTTCCATCTTGGAATGGAAACATTAAAGGTTTGGACATCTATAAAATTCCACAACCCGTTCCTGTTGATATTACTTACAATGTTAAAATTGTTTGTAATAGAATGAGAGAGTTAAATGAGTTTAACAAAAATGTGATTCAAACTTTTGCGTCAAGACAAGCCTACAGACAAATCAATGGTCATTATATTCCAATTATTATGGGGGGTATTTCAGACGAGTCAGTTGTTGAGGTACAAAGAAGAAGATTTTACATCCAAAACTACGAATTTACAATGTTAGGGTTTTTATTGGATGAAGATGAGTTTGAAGTTTCACCAGCGGTTTCTCGTGTGTTTAATTCATTTGAGGTATCAGCTCAAACAACAAAACCAAAGAACAAAAGATTTCCTGAAAATAAAGACACATTTAATTTGTCCGTTACAATACCTGCCAATGTAACAACAAAACAATTAAATGTTGATTATACAGGTGACTTTTTAACTCAAGGACAAACTAATATTGAAAGTTATGATGTCTACATTAATAATGATTTTTATGGTACTGATGTTAGACTAATTCAAGTTAACACAAATGATATTTTAAGATTTGAAGTGGTTAAAAAAACTGATGGTGATGAATCCATCTTAGAATACGGAATCAAGTTGTTATGATTCTCCATAAATGTCTCTTTTAACTTGACATTTTTCTTTAATTAAATTTTCCAAAAACTTGTACATCTTAATACCGTGTTTATCACAGTATTTCTTCAAAATGTCGTGTGCTTCTATTGATATCTTTAAATTCTTGATTTTCTTTTCCATAGGTAGAATAAAGGCAGAAAATAATCTGCCCATATTATAAATAGATACTGCAAAGTAAAGTTTTTCTTAAATTTCATAATATTTATACATAAATAAAACAATTGAACATAAAGAAAAATGGCAGTATCAAATAAAGTTTTCGTTTCTCCCGGTGTATACACATCTGAAAGAGACCTTAGTTTTGTAGCACAAAGTGTTGGGGTAACCACACTTGGTCTTGTTGGTGAGACATTAATGGGTCCAGCTTTTGAACCCATTTTTATCACAAACTACTCAGACTTTGAGTCTTATTTCGGGGGTACAATCCCAGAAAAATTTGTAAACACACAAATTCCTAAATATGAATTGGCGTACATCGCCAAATCCTACCTTCAACAGTCTAACCAATTATTCGTAACAAGAGTATTGGGATTGTCGGGGTATGATGCAGGACCGTCATGGTCAATAACAACAATTGCCAATGTTAACTCAACAACAGTTGGATTAAATGGAACTTCATCAACATATAATGTTGGATTTACAGGTTCCACAGGTTCAACAAGTGTGACATTTGGTTCATTTCCAGCAATTATTAATCTTGGTGCTGAATACACACAATTTGATGGTAGTATTTCAACAATACAAGATGATTTGGATGCACAAATTTCACCAATAATTAACGCAGCTGGTGTTGGTTCAGGTTTTACAATAGATTATTTTGGTACTATTCCATCAGGAGCGTCACCAAGTTTGTCAGCATATACAGCTTCAACTAACGTTTATGGTGTTTCGGGTGTAACAACAGCAGATGCTGATTATACATCAGGTATTAATGATACTTGGTATTACGCTAACTTTGACATTTCTTCAGGAAATGCTTATACAGGATATTCATTCTACAATGTAATATCAAGCATGGTTAGTTTGGGTAGTGGTGTTTATTCAGGTACTGTTTCAGGAACCGTTTATAACTACACAGGTACTGCTTATACAGATTATAATAACTTAATTGCGGCTACTTTACGTTCAAGAGGTATTACAACATATGGTGTTGGAAGTAATGGTCCTGTTTATACAGTATCAGGTTTAACTAGTGTTATTATTGATAATTCAGGAAGTTATTCAGGAATATCACAGAATCCATTTACAGAGTTCGCAATTTCAGGATTGACGGCTGCGGGAGATGCGTTTTCATTCGCATCATCTTTAAGTACAACATCAGCAAATTACATTACTAAAGTGTTTGGTTTATCTAACTTTGGTAAACCTAGAGCTGAAGTTCCATTATTTGTTGAGGAAACTTTCCCTAACTTGTTAAATTATGCATACAATAAAGGATACATTAGAGGTCTTAACTCTAGTTTAGTTGCACTTCCTGGTGTAAGATATACAAATTCAACAGGAACTATTGCAAACTATCTTCAAAGATATCAATCACCTGAATCACCTTGGGCGGTTTCTCAATTATTCGGTAGCACAGTTGATAAGTTATTTAAGATTTATTCGGTAGCTGATGGTGATAGTGCAAACACACAAATTAAAATTTCAATATCTAATATTTCATTTGCTAATTTAAGTTTTGATTTAGCGGTTCGTAGTTTTTACGATACTGACACAAACCCTGTAATCTTAGAAAAATTCACAAACTGTACTATGGACCCAGGTTCTAACAGTTACGTGGCTGTTAAGATTGGTACAAGTGACGGTGAATACGCTTTGAATTCAAAATATATTATGTTGGAAATGAATTTAGATGCTAACATAGAGTCAGTTCCTTGTGGATTTGAAGGTTATGTTATTAGACAGTACGGTTCAGCAACACCACCATTTCCAATTTACAAAACACAATATAACTTCCCTGGTGAGGTAATATACAACCCACCATTTGGAACTACAGCAGGTGTTGATAATCCTGTTATTAGTCCGGGTGATAGAGTAAGAACTGCTTACTTGGGAATATCTTCACAAATTGGATATGACCCTGCGTTCTTTGAATACAAAGGAAGACAAGCATCAACTAACTATTGTGATGAAGCAAATGTTGGTGAACCTTGGGGTTATATCACAAAAGGTTTCCACATGGATTCAGGAGCAACTGTTGTAACAATCGCTTATGGTCCTCAATCAGGACAAACAGCTTTTGATTGTGGTGATGCGTCATTCCAATCTGACCCTGAAACTTCAGCAAACCCTTACTACCAAATTCAAGCAAGAAAATTCTCTTACTTGGTTCAAAATGGTTTTGATGGTTGGGATATCTATCGTGAATATAGAACAAATGGTGACTCTTATATCTTAGGTGGTACTGGTTATCAAAAAGGAGCATGTGCAACAACAAGATATCCAAATGCATCAGGTTGGGGAGCATTTAAACCAATCACTATTGGTGACTTTACAGATTTTGCAAACACAGATTATTATGCATACTTGTTAGGTATAAACACATTCTCAAACCCTGAAGCGGTTAATATAAATGTATTCGCAACACCAGGAATTGATTATGTAAATAACTCGAATTTAGTTGAGGATTCAATCTCAATGGT